AACTATTGATGGGATTATTTCTATCGAAGCTAACGCTAGATTATATATAGACCAAGAACGAGAGAAGTTTACACCAGAACAACTTGATAAATTCTTTGATGTCTTGTATGATGGAGAGAACAAGAACAGAGTTTGGGTTCATGCTCACTTTGGCACGAATGATATTGATGAGATATTTTCCAAGCTTAGGTTTATGATTATCGGTTGTGAATGTAAATGGGTTGTAGTTGACCACTTACACATGTTAGTGAGTGCAGTATCAGAAGGCGATGAACGTAGAGCCATTGATAATATTATGACTAGACTCAGAAGTATCGTTGAAGAAACTGGTGCAGGTATAATTTTAGTCTCACACTTGAGAAGAGTTGATGGTAACAAAGGACACGAGAACGGTATCGAAGTAAACCTATCTCACTTGAGAGGTTCACAGAGTATTGCTCAACTATCTGATTGTGTCTTAGCATTAGAAAGAAACCAACAGTCTGACGATGGCGATGAGTCTCGTACCACAAAAGTTCGTGTACTTAAATCAAGATACACTGGCGATGTCGGTATGGCAACACACTTGCTTTATGATTCCAATAGTGGTAGACTATCAGAGGTAGATATATCTGATATTCAAGTTGACGAAAATGAACACGGATTTTAATTATGGATTTAGTATTTGACATAGAGACAGACGATTTAAAAGCCACTAAGGTTTGGTGTATCGTTGCTCAAGATGTAGACACAAATGAAATATTTAAGTTTCCACCTAGTAAACTTGATGACGGTGTAAAACTTTTACAATCAGCAGATAGGTTGATTGGTCATAACATTGTTGGGTTTGATATACCAATGATTAAAAAGTTTTTTGATGTAGACTTAACTAGTAAAGAACTTCTTGATACTTTAGTTTTATCAAGACTCTTTAACCCTACTCGTGAAGGTGGACATTCACTAGAAAAGTGGGGATATAAATTAGGATTTAAAAAGATTGAGTTTGAAGATTATCAAAACTATTCATCAGATATGTTGAACTATTGTGTTCGTGATGTTCAACTCAATACTTTAGTTTACAAAGAACTTAAAAAAGAAGCCAGAGGTTTTTCCAAAGACTCAGTTTGTTTAGAACATTCTGTTTCTGATATAATGAAACAGCAAGAAGTAAATGGATTTAAGTTTGATGAGATGGGTGCTAACTTATTATTAGCAGAACTCAGAGAACAAATGCAATCTATTGAAGACGAAGTTCATAAAACATTTCAACCTCGTTTGGTTGATGACAAGTTAGTTAGTCCTTATGTTAAGAAGGACGGTACTCTTTCTAAAAGAGGATTGACTGATGATGAATATGAAAGGTGTTTAAACACTTCTGATTACAGACCATTTATGAGACAGACTTTACAAGAGTTTAATCTAGGAAGTCGTAAACAGATTGGCGAATACCTAACAGACTTTGGTTGGAAGCCAGAAAGATTTACACCCACCGGTCAACCTATTGTAGATGAAAAAACTTTATCACAAATAACTCACATACACGAAGCTAATCTCATAGCTAGATTTTTATTACTGCAAAAAAGAATTGCACAGATAGAGTCTTGGTTAGAAGCATTACAAGATGATGGTAGAGTTCATGGCTTTGTTATTCCTAATGGTACTATTACTGGTAGGATGACACATAGAAATCCTAACATGGCACAAGTTCCAAGTATCAGTAGTGAATATGGTAAGGAGTGTCGTGCTTGTTGGATTGTTGACGAAGGAAATAAATTAGTCGGTATTGATGCTAGTGGTCTTGAGATAAGAATGTTAGCACATTACATGGATGATAAGGAGTTTATAAATGAAATCATTAACGGAGACATACACACCTCTAATCAAAAACTTGCAGGACTTGAATCAAGAGATAAGGCAAAGACTTTCATCTATGCCCTCATGTACGGAGCAGGAGACGAAAAACTTGGTAAGGTGGTTGGAGGAAATACATCAGATGGTAAAAGAGCTAGACAATATTTCTTTGATAATAAACCAGAATTTAAATCTCTTAGAGATAGAGTTCAGAGAGCAGCAGCTAAGAAGTACCTCAAGGGTATAGACGGTAGAAAGCTTTACATTAGAAATAATCATGCTGCTTTAAATACTTTATTACAAGGAGCAGGTGCTATTGTTATGAAGAAAGCATTGTCTTTATTAGATAGTAAACTAAAATTAAATACTATAGACTATAAGTTCGTTGCGAATATACATGACGAATGGCAAGTTGAAGTGAGGGAATCTCAAGCAGACTTCGTAGGACTTCGTGCAGTCGAAGCTATAATAGAAGCAGGAGAATATTTTAATCTTCGTTGTCCTTTAGATGGCGAATACAAAGTAGGAGATAATTGGAGTGAAACACATTAATATAAAACCTAAGAACGGAGACATCAGAGCAGATGGAAAAATGTATGATGGAACTACTTGGAGAAAGAGAGGTATCAATCATCATCTTAATGAGGATGGTTTAGTATTTTATAAAAGAAAGTTTAGAACTATCGAAGGATACTTACAGCAAGGAGGTAACTTAACTAAATTAGTTTTCGGCAAAATAAAGAAACCACAAGCTATCAGTAAGATTGCTAAGATGTTATATAACAAAGAAGAAAGCGGAGATATATACATTATAAGTAATCCATCTTGGAAAGGTTGGGTAAAAGTTGGTATGGCTATTGATTCTAAAGATAGATGTAATCAATACCAAACCTCTAGTCCTTTCAGAGATTATAAATTACATTACAGTAGATTTTTTAATGATAGAAAAGATGCTGAGAAAAAAGCACATAAGCTACTAAAGAAAAACTCTGAGCAGAAAAAAGGAGAATGGTTTAAAATTAGCAAACAAGATGCTAAGAATATAATTGAAACAATATGAAAAATTTAGATAACTTAGTAGATGATATTTATTCTAAGATTTCTGTTTTAGGAGAAGGAAAGCCTCTTGATGCTAGTTCTGAAGACATAGATGCTCTAGGAGAAAGCATTAAAGAAGTACTACATCATTGGGCTAACCCATCGCCAAGAAGTTCTGACATGTTAAGAATGTCTAACATTGGTAAACCTACTAGACAATTATGGTATGATTTAAAATCAGAGAATGAGTCTACTGAGTCTTTACCTGCTCCAGTTTTTATTAAATTTTTATATGGACATTTATTAGAAGAAGTATTATTATTTTTAGTAAAGATTTCTGGACATAAAGTAGGTAATGAACAGAAAGAAGTATCCGTGTCTGGTATTAAAGGACACATGGATTGTACTATAGACGGAGAAGTAGTAGATATTAAGACTGCTTCAGGCTTTGCTTTCAAGAAATTTAAAGACGGTACGTTAGCAGAGCAAGATACGTTCGGCTATCTTCCACAACTTGCAGGTTACGAAGAAGCTGAAGGTACACAAAAAGGCGGCTTCTTAGCTATGAATAAAGAGACCGGAGAGTTAGCTTTGTTCAGACCTTCTGAGTTTGATAAACCTAATATTAAAAAGAAAATAAGAGATGTTAAGAAAGCAATAAAGCTTGACAAACCACCTCAAAGATGTTATAATCCAGAACCAGAAGGCAGCTCTGGCAATATGAAACTTCCTAAAGAATGTGTATATTGCAGACATAAGTTTGAATGTCATTCAGATGCTAACGATGGATTAGGTCTAAGAGTATTTAAATATTCAAGAGGATATAGTTATCTCACACAAACACCAAGACCACCTAAAGTTATAGAGGTTACGAATGAATGGCAGAAAAGCAAAAAGACTACGTAAACATGCAACTCAGTTGTTGATTAGATGGATTAGGTCTATGACTCCTGACGGAGAAGATGAAACTAAGATTACTAAAAAAAATCTACATGAGTTCTTACCAGAAGAAACACATATATTCGCTAATAATAAATTTATGGTTAGTGCATATACTCTCAGATGGTTTTATAAAAAGGTAAAAGAAAATCCAAATGCTACATTAGAGGAGATATTAAATGAGCAAACATAAAACAATTAAGGATATAATAATGGAACAAGAAAGAGATATAGAACTAGAAAAAGAAAGAGATATGATAAACAATCCTACACACTATAACACAGGAGAGATTGAATGTATCGATGCTATTGACTCTATGTTAACTTCAGAAGAATTTATAGGATACTTACGAGGTAATTCTTTAAAGTATCGTTGGCGATTTAGATACAAAAACGGCACTGAAGATTTAAAGAAAGCAGAATGGTATGAAAAAAAACTATTAGAATTACTAGATAAAATAGAATATTACAGATAAGAATTATGGTAGAAGATAAAGTAGGACAAAAACCTTATTTAGGTATTGAAATAAATTACGAAAAAGAAAAAAAGCTAGACAAGTTTAGTTTAGATACACTAAGAGATAGATATTTCTGGGAGGAAGAAACACATGCACAAGAAGCTTTTGCTAGGGCTGCAGTATTTGCTGCCACTTTCAAGGGTGTTACAGATTATGAAATGGCTCAAAGACTGTATAACTACAGTTCCGATTGTTGGTTCATGTTTAGCACTCCTATACTTAGTAACGGAGGAACAACTCGTGGTCTTCCCATTAGCTGTTTTCTTAATTATGTTCCCGATAGTCGTGACGGTTTATCTTCTCACTATGACGAAAATATTTGGTTGGCTAGTTCAGGTGGTGGAATTG